ACTTCCGTTGGAAATTTATATTGCGCCATAAGCGTTTCCTCTGATTGTTATCATTAAGATTTAAAACCTGTTTATTATAACTATATTAGTAATTTTTGAAATTACAATTTATTTTGATGGTGAAAATTTCTCTTTAATTGGTTTAAGTAACATATCAAATAAGATATCGTCATATTTTGTCGGGGTCATTTTCACGATTTTTTCTAAAGCGTAAATAACGACTAGTACATATTCCCAATTTGCTGCTATCCATTCACTCATTTTTAACTCCTATTAATTAGAATTGTAATATTGCGTAATCATATTGTAGTGTTAAGGTGATGTCTGCTGGCTCATTAGATTCGAAAGCCACCTCACCAAAATTTGCTGTTGCTACATAAGCACCCTTTAAAGTCCATTCTTCAACTACATCTCCGACTGGACCTAACATATTGAATGTAACATCTTTCTTATAAAAATCTGCATATCCATCTCTACCTGTTACGGATTCATGTCCTAAACGAACCCATTCCATAACTGCTTGTGCACCACTTGGAACAACTGGATCGTATAATGTTATATCAACTGGCTGCCAAGTTCCTTTACCTTTTAAATGTCTTTTGACATTGATATGGTCTAAAATCATTTCCTCAAACTGTATCTGAGGTCTTGCAGCTGCTTTGACTAAATAAGATGGTATACCCTCAATATACATAATAAACCGATTTTTTGTTTTCGGTTCAAACGGGGTAAAAAATATTTCATTAGTATCTAAAATGTCAGGCATTATTGTCTCCATTAAAAGCATTTTGTATCTTCTAATATAAATATCAAAAAATTAAAAAATAAGTAATATGTATATTATATACTTTTTATTAGTTTTATAGAAGTTTTATACAAAAAGAAAAACCCCAACCGAAGTCGGGGTTTTCATTATACGTCAGCGTTATTTATAAGTTAAACTTATTCAGGAAACGATGCACCTGTAGGTTGAACAACAAAATCCAACACAATGAACTCAGCAGTTCTTGTAGGTTGAATAAATATCTGTCCAACTAATCTGTTTCTATCCACAACATCTGGAGTATTGTTAGTTTCATCCATTACTACTTTAAATGCACTTAAACCACTATTGGATTGTACACTTTCAAGATAAGGATTAACAATATTCAAGAATCTGTTTCGTGTAGCTACTGTATTTTGTTCAAATACTAAGTATCTTGAAGATGATGCGATGAATTTCTTCATTGCTATCAATAACCTACGAACATTGATTCTATCTAATGCTGATGGTTTAGATTGTAATGTTTTCTGTCCGAAGACAACAACACCTTGACCTGGGAATGAAGCTATTGGATTAACTCTTTCTTCATAGAGATCGTCTCTTTCAGCGTGTGTTAATCTTGTTTTAGCTTCTAATACTGTAGTCAAACCACCACGATTCAAACCTGCTGGTGCGAACCATTCGTGTGCGACTTTATCAGTAAATGCGATTACTCCAGGTAATACAACTGATGGTGGGACCCAAACTGGTCTGTTTGTATCTCCATCAACTATCTTAACCCAGGGGTAATATGTTCCTGCATAATTAGTATCCAAAGCACTTACAGTATTTGTTGTAACAGCAATACTATCATCGTATGCTGCTGAATCCATAACATAGAAAGCGTCTGCTCTTGCTTCAATTTTCAATATTGCATGATTCGTTACTTTTGGATGTAATCTATGTATCACACCAGGTGTTACCAACAAGTTGATATCAAACTCATCAGGATTACTTATTGCATTAATTGCTCTTTTATAAGCTACTGAACCACTTGCTGTAGCACTTGAGATATCAAATCCCATAGTGTTTGTTGCACTTATGTCATTACCTGTAAGTTTTGGATTGCCAGGATTATCACCATCAAATCCCCATTGGAAAGGAACTGTAAATTTCCTTTGTTGGATTGCTGACAATGCTAATGTAATATTCTCTGTAGCGTCTGAATATGTAGATGCTAATGTACTTGCATCAGCGTGACCTAACATATTTTCAATAGACATAGAGACATTACCCGTTGTAGCTGCTGTCTTATAAATTGGTGATAAGTATTCTGCATTGTCAGGACGTTTATCCATATCAAAGCAAAATCCGTAGAATATATTTGAATCAAAATCACCATTAGAATTTTCCTGTGTCCTAATGAAAGAAGCACTTGGTGCATTGGCTACTGGTATATTTACCGCGCCATGACCCATAGGAACAACTGTCGTTGGATGGTTTTCTAAATTCTTGTAATCACCAACACGAATATGTTTACTCATGTTTGGATAATCACCTTTATATGTTAACTTACCATTTGAATCAATTTCAACAAATCTATCACCAATTACTTTAGCGAAATAATTTGCTGCTTCTGGATCAAATGTCAAGTTGTCATATTGTTCTACTATTTGATTATCTTTTGTTTTATTTGGTGCATGATGTCGAACTTGTAATGAAAATGTTCCATAATCACTACCTGCTACAGCCGATGCTGCTTTTATATTCAAGACATTAACTTTATAACTCTTACTCATAATCGTTCCATGTGAACGAGTATAAACTCTGAATAAGTTATATCTTGCACCAGCTACCAACTGTGATTGTATGTAAGGTGTTCTAGCAACACTATAATCTTTGTTACCAGTCCACGAATCAGCATTACCATCCGTATCATATGTAGCTACACCTGAATTTAAATCAAGTGTACTTGTTGAACAACTAATTGCTGTCCAAGCACCTGAACCACTTGCGGATTGTATGCCTTTGAAGTTTTTGTAAAGATAGACTGGAACTGTAGTTCCCGCTCCATCATCTGCTATCTGAGGATCTGTACTAAGGACATCTCCAATATAATTTGCACTTGAAGTACTAAACGAAATAGTTTTTGTGTAAGTAGTAATACCACTTCCACTAACTGTTAACGTATATGCTGCAAATGTTCCACTACCCGTTGATGGTGTCAAATCAGCAGTTCCGTTTGTTCCACCACGTGATGGTGCTAAAACGGCAAATGTTGTATCACCCCATTCATTGGCGCCATTTGATGATAGTGTAATTATATCAGGTTTATATCCACCTAGTCCCAAAACCCTCACGACCGTTACCGAACCAGCGGAACGTAAATATTGTTGTACAGTATATGGTGTATAATAACGTCTGTCGAGACCACCAAACATTTCTTCATATTCCGAATAGTTATTCAGAATAGTAGGTGTAAAAGCTGGACCTTTAACGGTGGGACCTATAATTGCCGCACCAATGTCTGCTATACCCTGTGGAAGAAATGATAAGTCTTTCTCTTGTGTAAATATACCAGGACTTACGATTCTTTCAGCCATTGAGTTTCTCCTAAATGAGTTTTAATTTTATAAAGAAAATTAGTTATTTATAAGTATAAACAAAAATCCCCAAATACAACAATGTGGGGATTTTTCTTCGTTTTTTAAAGTTTTTTTTAACTATTTGGTGTAAATACACCAGTTTCAGGGTCTAAATTACCTGATCCATATTTGTCATTCAATTCTTTAGCAACTTCTCTCTCTTTTGCTTGAGTATCAGAATACTTCTTAGCATATTCTTCTTCAGATTTTGCTAATCCATCTATCTGTTGTTGAAGTGCGATTTTTTGAATTGCTACTTGACCAAATGCAGTTTGACATTCGAGATAGTCTTGTTGAATTTGTTTCAAAGACTCTAACTCTTCATCTGTAAACTTAATTTCTTTGGTTGAATCTTCTAATTTGTCAACCAATTTTGACTCTTCTGCCATAACATTTCCTCTTAATTTATGTTACTAATAAGTATTAATTACTTGTTCAAACATTCACAATTTTTTTCAATATGTTCAACTTTTTTGTGTAATTCTTTGATAGATTCTATCAATAATGGAACTATTAACTCATATTTAACAGCTTTATATCCATCACCTCTTTCAGTTACGATTTCAGGAAGAACTTTTTCTACTTCTTGTGCTATAACACCATAAGAATGTTCACCTGCAAATACTTCTTTGTTATCATTCCAATCAAACTCTACACCACGAAGTTCTGAAAGTTTCATTAATGGATCTCCAATTTTCACCACATTATCTTTCAATCTTTCGTCTGAAGAATAGAATGCCACAACGTCATTGTTAAAGTTTGCAAGTCCTGCTGCACTCATATCTAATGTAAGAGCTGTTATTTCAGAAGTAGAATCTTGTCCTTTAAATATTATGTCTTTATCGTCAACATCCGTAACAATTACGAAATCACTTGAAGCGTTCTTAAACGAAGCGATTGTAGTTCCACCTGATTTTATTACAGTATCATTACCACCAGCGTCTAATATAATATCTGCAGCTGCATCTACTGTTAGATTGTTTGCTGATATCACTAAGTCAGTTCCATCACCCTCAATCTTCTCACTAGCTCCACCGAAGACTATACCA